TTTATTGGCCCTGACCATCGCAGCCGCTGGCTTGTAGCTGTTCTGCGCAACCTCGATCGTCGGAGCCAAGATCAGTAGCTCTTCGTTATCCCGCCAGTTACGCACCAGGGCCGTGATCATGATCCCGGCGGCAATCGTTGACTTCGCATTCTTCTTGCTGATGAGCAGGAAGTACTCGCGGATCTTCTGTTTGCCGGTTTCGGCGTCGTAGGCACCAAAGATGGCGGCGACGAAATCAAAAACCCATGGCTCGCAACACTGGCCAAAGGTAGGTTGCCCAGGCACATCGACAACTTTGAGCGACTTGAAAAGCTCGAGCGCGGCGTCGGCTTCAGACCGAAAGAGCGGCGGGAACGGAATCAGCGACTGACGCGAAAGTATGCGGCGTTCCCAGTCGGGGCACGCTGTCGTCCATTCCATTTACTTCACCGACCGGAGCGGTGGTTTGCTTGTCCCGTACATGCCGGCGGCGGCTTCTTCCGCAGCGTTTTGCCTGTCCTCTTTCTTGCCTGTCTCGCCTTTGCGCTGATGAACGAATGGCATCAACGCCTTGGCAGCGTCAACCCGCAATTTCGGGTCCATTTCGTGGTCATTCATGGCGGCCAGCAGGTAGGCCTTCGGATCTGAATAGTTCAGCGCTCGGGCCAGGTCGAATCGGCTTTCACCGTCGCCCTGCACGTCCGTGCTCGGTGCGATTGGTGAGCCCTCAGTCGTCGGAGCGCCCTCTTTTTTGTTAACGGTGCCTTTAACAGGGCCCAGCGCGTTCAGCTTGTGCAGCTCCGCAATCACATCAAGGTCTTTTGCCAGCCTGGACCCGGCTGCGGAGGCCGTTTTCTCTGAGTATCCGGCTGCAATGGCGGCGTCTTTTTTGGACGCACCTTCCCTCAAAGCGTCAATGAAACGGCGCTTTTTCGGTGTTAAAGCCATTAACAAAAATCTCAGAACGGGAAAAAAACTCTAAATGGGGGCCCAGGTGGTCTAGAGCCCAAAAGCTGCGAACTTTCGAAGCACCCCCCATCGGGGAACTGACGTGCCGCACCAAATATGTGCATTGACTCGGGGATTTGGCGTGCTACACCCGACCGCTCGCCTCCTCCCGTTGCTTCACGGACGAGTGACAGGTCGTGCAGAGGGATTGCCAGTTCGTGCGATTCCAGAACAGCTCCATGTCGCCCCGGTGGGGCTCGATGTGGTCAACCAGCGTGGCGGCAGTCACACGGCGGACCCGATCGCACATCACGCACAGCGGGTGCTCGCGGAGATGAGCCTTGCTCGCCTTCTGCCAAGCGTAGGTGTAGCCGCGCTGGCCAGATGTGGCCTTATCAGTGCGCCAGGACCCGGGCTGCGTAATCGGGAGCTTGCTGCCCTGGGTGCCGATGCGATTACCGAGGGATTTCAGCCGGACCATTCTGGTTGCTCACTCTACGGTTGCGCCTGGCCAGATCGACCGGGCGTAAGCCAGCGCACCAGCGTGAGCATGGTCTTCTGGCATTATCATGGGGAACGGTGGAAAGCCTGGGACTGCGACATACCAAGACTTCTTTACTTGCTCTGGCTGCGCAGGATCTGTGCGTCGACCTGATCCGCGCAGGTGTCGAGCAGATTTACTGCCCTGTCCTTCAACGTCCACAGATCACCGTTCAGTGCCAGGTCTTCATCAGCCGTGCTGATGCGTTCACACGGCACAAGCTCAGGGGGTTCGAGCCTTACCGCCGTTGTTTTTACCACCAGTGGCGGCGGGCTTGCCGCGCAGGCCGTCAGGCAAAGGCTGAGCAGCCCAGTCACGAACAGGCTTGCTGGTGCGCTTGAGTTGTTCAAAGTCTTTCCTCGCCTTCAGGGCTTTCTGTTCGCTGTCCTTCAGGCGCTTGGCCAGGTCAGCCTGATAGTCGGCATTGCGCTTGGCCTCTGCCCGCAAGTCAGTGATCGTGGCCTGACTTTCCTTGTTGGCGGCAACGGCGTCCCGGGTGGCGTCGGTAGCAATGGTGATCTGCCCCTGTAGGGCAATGACTCGGTACTGCTGAATCCCGACCAGAAGCAGCGCGACCAGCGCGACGATCAACGCAACGGCGAAAGCCTTCATAGCGTGTCCGCCTTGCGGCCCAAGAAACGGGTGACCAGCTCTCGTATCGCCGTGACACCAAGGAAACCAATGGTGCCGCCGGCGGCGACTGACAGGCTCGAGGGCCATGCCATCCATTCGATAACGCTGCTGGCAGACAGGCTCAGGCCACCACAGATCAGCGCTTCGAACACAATCCGGCGTGTACTGGTCTCCTTGGCGTCGTACAGAACACGAAGGGCCGAGATAAGGATCGCCATGATTGCGCCCTGCCAAAGTGGATTCGAAAGAGCGACCCAGAGCGCGGCCCACGTATCTGGCTTTTCAGGCATGGTTGGCATCCGGTGTCCTCCCTTTCGGGGAGCTATAAACGAAAAGACCCCAGCGAATGCTGAGGCCTGGAATAGTTGTGCGTGTCTTCCCACGCTGCCCAGCATGACCGCCCCGGAAGCGTAATCGAGAGGGTGAGGGCTTCATGCCTGCCGGTGTTCTTGCATGACACGTGACTACCGGCGATACCGTGTGCAGATCTGCCCGAGGGCCGCTCTGCCTGCGTTCCAACAACGAAAAAGCCCCGCACGATGGCGAGGCTTTAGGTGGGGTGTCGCGCTGAACAGCTGAACACCGTGACATGAAAACAGAGCTATTCCATATGGACAACTATTTCATGCGGCTTCTTTCAATTGCTCGAGCACGCAATCTATCCAGGCAACCCCGGCCTTGATCAACTCGCGGGCCTTCATCTCGCTCACACCGTAATGACGGCCGACACGAACAGCGGGCCACTTCGCGCCGTAGTAGAGCCAGATCATGTCGCCCATCTGCTGATCGCGGCGGCACAGCCTGGCCAATGCAGAATCCACCACCCCGGCCAGGTCGTCGGTAATGGTGTACGACTTGGTCGTAGATGGCAGCATGTCACGCATGATGGCCAGCATCGGCGAGGCGTAACTGGGAATGCCCATCCCATCCATACGCCACCAGCCCCATTGCTCGAGCATGTGCTCGGTATCCCCCAGCGGGCGGTGAAGCGGCTTGCGAATCATCATGGTTCAGTCCCCTGTGTAATGCGTTCCGCCTGCACCCAGGCGGTTGTTCTGTTCGTAATGCTTGGCCGTGGCAGCGTCGACGGTCTGGCTCATATCGACAAACTGCTCGAGCTGCTGCGTGACTTTGCGAAGATTGAAGCTCAGTTGCGTGACCAACTCCCGGTGGTCGAGCGCGGCACCGTTGTCCTGCCGCACCCACCCAGATGCATTGCAGGCGATGCAGTCCAGCTCGTGGAAAACGCCTTTGACGACGGCGCGACCACGGCACATGCCGCAGGTCTTGAGCGGGATCACTCGGCGGCGAAGATCAGGGCCATGGCTCTTTTTCATGCTTTTGAAACCTCGCCTATGGTGGTGTTGGCAACTGCGCTAGAGGCCACGTCATCCGTGGGCTGTAGCGAGTTATCAGAATCTTCGGATCTAAAGCCGGTCAATGCGTGAATGAGGGTCATGCCCTTCTCGTCTAGATGGGCGTGCCACTTCTCCAAGGCATCGCGCTTGCGGTCCATCACCCCGGACTGCACGTAGACCTTCACGTTGTGGCCCATGGCGTGGTTGATCAGCAGCTCACCGATCAGGTGGTCGATGCCGATATCAGCCCAGCAGGTGCGAGCGAGTTTGCGCAGGTCGTGACTGGTCCACTCGCCCTTGCCGACCCGAGAGAACACGGCACTGGCCCTGCCCTCGCTGAGACCTTCACCCGCCCGGCCTGGGAAAAGGAACTGGCCGTCGTAGCCCTGGGCCTGCTGCCGCTCCCGGTACCACATCAGCAGGTGCCGGACCTGCTCGGTCAGCGGCAGGTGATGTTCGACACCGGTTTTGGTGTGCTCGCCCGGTATGAACCACTCACGCTCGGCCAGGCTGATGTGTGACCAGCGGGCTTGCCGGGTTTCGCCGATGCGCGTGCCGTGGCAGAGCATCATCATGGCCAGCATGCCGTCGTGCGGGCTGTCCGCGATCACGGCCGCCAGGCTCGCCAGCAGGTCCTGCAACTGGGTGCCGCGCAGCCGTGACGGCTTGATCCCGACCTTGGCCGTCGAGAAGTCCTTGAACTTGATGTCCTTCATGGGGTTTTCCGAGATCAGCCGGAGCTTGAATGCCTGCCGAAAGGCCAGGGCCAGCAGTTGGAAGACCGACCGCACGTAGTCGATGGAGATGGTTTCCTGTAGCGGCCACATCAGCTCACTGTCGAGCGTGGCCTTGTCGATGCTGGTCAGCGGCAGATCGCCCAGGCGTTGGACCAGGTGGCACTTGATGGCCGATGCCCCGGTGTTCTTGCGCTTGTCGGAGAGGTTGCGGTCCCGCGACATGCGATCGGCGAACCAGTCCAGCAGCTCACGGGTAGTCACCCACTTGGAGAGTGTCGACCCGGCACCGGCATCGAGCCGCAGGCGAATCCCGGGCAGTGCCGCGACGACCTGCTTTGCCGTGAGGTCGGGAAAGCTGCCGATCAGATTCCACTTGCCCCGCAAGACCAGGTACCACGACGCCCGGGCGCGATCCTGCGCGAAGCGCAGATACAGTCCACGGTTCTCGATATCCCGCAGATCCCGGACAGTACCGGCCGCCTGCCGCTTGATTTCGGCGTCGGTAATCTTTAGCGCCGCGGTACTCACGCTGCCACCGTCTTAGGCAGCCGGAGATATGCCCGCAACGCCTCCATTGCGTCGAAGTGCCCACGGCAAACCACGGCCAAATAGCCCTGGCCATTCAGCGCCTGGATGAAAGCGTGCTGGTTCGCCGACACTTCCGCATCGTTGGGCGGCGTGGCTTTGAATTCGATGTACAGTCCGAAATACCCGCCACGGGCCATGGGCAAGATCAGGTCCGGGACCCCGGCCTTCACGCCCTGCTCTTTCAGCTTGATGGCCACCAACTTGTGCCGGTGCCCGCCGTTGGGGACGTGGAAGATCAGGCGATGCACGTCGGGGTAGCGCAGTTCGATCTCGCGCATCAGGGCGGCCTGCTCCAGGCCCTCGCGGTCTACTGGCTTAGCCCGAGCGATCTTCGGCGCCCATGTCTTGAGGGGCGCGGTCATGCTGCGATCACCCGCTCGCCCACCAAGATATCGATGGTTCGCACCATGCCCTCAAGATGCATGACCCTGAGTTCGTCGCTGTTGAACTCGGTATTGTGCCGGCCGTCGATGGCGTCGTGACAGGAGCTGCACGCCCAGGCGCCCTGCAGGTCGTTCGGCTTGAGCCCAACACCACAGCGAGTGCCGGACATGCGGAAATGAGCCAGCACGGTGGTTTCGGGATTGCCGTTGCAAACGCCCGGCACGCGGACTTGGCATTCACGACCACGGGCGGCCCGGGTGAGCTTCGTCTGCTTTGTCATTCGGCAACCGCCTTCGACTCGAGCTCGATCAGCAACTCCAGGAAATGTTTGGCCTTTTCCAGATCGGCCAGGCCACCCTTTTCTCTCCACCGTGTCACGTACTTGATCACGCTACCCTCGGCGAACGGTATACCGTTGGCGTGGATGTACTCGATGGGCTGAATTTTCAAAGAGTTGTAATGCCCACCGCCGACCTGCCTGCAAAGAGCGCTCACTTGCACAGCTCCAGAGCCTGGGCGTCGGTGAAGCCTTGGGCAATCAGGCCCAAGTATTTGGCGCGGATGAATTTGGTGCCGATCTCGATGGATTCAATATGCACGTCGATATTGCGCTTGAGCTCTTCCAGCTGAGCGCGCTGCTTGTCAGGCGTACCGGTTAGCAATGTCAGATTGTCTTTGCTCACTTGGAACCTCCGGCGCGCCTGGCGCGCAATTCTTTCAATGCGTTGTTGCCGACTTCTGGAGCGCTTTTCGATGACGGCGCTGCAATCTCGGCGAATGGGATGGGGCCAAGGTCTTCGCCACGCCATACGCGGCAGGCCTGAGCCTGATAACGCTTCCCGAAGCTGGCCAAGCCCAGCTCCCGGCTGAGCAGCGGGAGGCTGTGAAAGCCGGCGGCGGCAGTCGCGTGGTACACGGCAGGGTGAAACCATTTCTCCCGTCCTCGCATCGCTGGGTGGCAGTTGCGCATGGCCTGCTCATAGGCCGTCTCGACGCTGGGCAGGCCGACCATTTCAGGCGTCGGCATGCACATTCCGATGAACTTGCCGGGGCTCGGGATAAAATCGGTCTCTTCCGCGCGGCACCGGGCCAGACCCATATCGATCTGCTCTTGCGTGCAGACGCCGCCCTCGAAAAGAGCTCGGACCCAAACCGCCTTAGCAGCCTGATAGGCCGCTTTGTCGGGCCAGGCCTGCCGCCAGGCGGTGCGAATGGTGCGCAGCTCCCGGAACAGTTCGTTGATAATCTTTCCGACCACCTCGGATTGATCCTGCTGGGCCAGCTCGCCTGTCTCATGGGCCAAAAGGCCAGACCGAACAACGGATACCGCCGACTGGGCAATGCTCGATACGGCCCTCATTTCGGCACCTGCCGCATCCAGTCGGTGCTGTCGTCTTCGATTTCGTCAGGGCCAGTCCCGGACACAGCAGTCGCGGCCCGCTCACGAACGAACCAGGACACCAGTCGGCGACACCAGCCAGCCGCCGAATCCACGGTGTCTGGCTTGGCGGCGAAGAAACCCATGAACGATTTGACGACCGAGTCAGGGATTTCGGTTGGCTTGACCCCGGCGATCTGGGCCTGAGCGATCAGGTAACGGCTGTTCGGCGACCACTCGGCGAACATGGCGTACCGCTGGCGGTTGTCCAGATCGTCGATGGCCTGGCGGTCCTGCTGGCCGATCAAGTCCGAACGCTCGCGCTGCTGCTGCTCTGCGGTTACCTGATGGTTAATTGCTGTATTGGGTGCAGATTCTGCACCCCGCCCTGTCGAATTCTGCACCCCGTTCTGTTGCTGGTTGCACCCCGTGGCGTAATTTGCACCCCGGTCAGAGCGGGGTGCAGTATTTGCACCCCGGTCCAGCGCCAGGTCATAAACCACGGGCCTCCGGTCATGCTGGTCGATATGCACGGCGGCGATAGCCTGGTTGCCGCGCGAGATCCATCCAGCCTCACGCAGAAGGTCGAGTTTGTAACGCACGGTGCGCTCCGAAAGGCCTGTTTCGGCACTCAGCTTGGAGGCTGAAGGAAACGCGCCTTTGCCCTCTGAGCCCGCGTAGTTTGCGAGCACCAGCAGCACATGACGCGCGCTGGAATCTTCCAATTCGGCCTTGGGAATCTTCATGGCCCAGGACATAGCGTGAACACTCACAACGCAGCTCCAATATTCTTTTCGGCAAGCAGGGCAAGGCCCTTCGGGGTGATGAGAGGCTGAAACGCGGCGCGCTCGATGCCGGTCTCCTTGTCGGGCTTCAGCTCGGTAACCTTGTGCACCATCAACCCCGAAGTGATCCGGGGCTGGAAGGCAGTCCAGCGCGTGGAGCCGCCGCGATGAAAGATCCACTTGTTCTGCTGAAGCCAGGAGAAGAGCTGGGTGGGCCTGAGCTGCAAATGCTTGGCGGCATCACTGATGCAAATCGCACCGCCGGCGGCGGCCAGGCGGCGAATGGCGGCGACCTTCGGGGCCTGCTGATCGATAACGCCCTGAAGTTTGCGGTTGTGCTCGACCTGGTCGGCCGCCAAGCGCAATGCCTCGGCAAAGTCGGCGGGTAGCTGGACGTGGCCGATGACGCGCGCTTCCAGTTCACGCCAGCGGCGGATCACCTTCATGCGCAGCTCGGCGCTGTAACCGGTCAGCAGGCAGTCGGTGTGCTCACGGTCGAGCAGATACTGGACCTGCTCGCGGTTGCGCCCATCGAGATAGATATCCTCAAACTTGAGGGCATCGGCTTTGAGGTCTTTCAGCATCACGACAATGTCACGCTTGACGTTGTCGTGGCGCTTTCCGGTCAGGTCTGCGATTTCCTTGGACGACATGAGCTGACGTGTCAGGTTCTGCGACAAGGCAAAATCTGACGAATCAGGGCGGGGATTGTGTGGGGAG